AATTTATGACATCAGGCCTATATGTCTACCAGTTAGACAACATAAGAGTCATAGATGGAGATACAGTAGATGCAGATATAGATTTAGGTTTCCGTATAACAGTAAGAAAGAGAATAAGATTATATGGAATAAATACTCCAGAGATTAGATTACAAAGTAAAATTAAAAATCTAGAAGATCGTAAAAAACAGAAAAATTTGGGGCTATCTGCTAAAGCTCGCCTCAGCGAGATTTGCAGCAAAAACAGTATATATCTCGAAAGTGTCAAGATTGGAAAGTATGGGCGGGTGGTAGGCAATCTATATTTCATCGAAGATGATATGGGCATTGAAGAAGATTTTGTTTCTATTAATGATTTGCTTATTACTGAAGGGCATGCCGAAGTTTATAATAAATAATTATTTGTTTTATTTTTATGAGTGTAGAATGCAAAGTATGTGGTCAGTCGTTTAAAAACGACAAGGGCCTTCATATGCATATATCCAAAATTCATAAAATTACATTAGCTGAATATTATGTTAATTTTTATCAGCGTAAAGATTTGCATAATGGCGACCTTTTGCCATTTACAAATAAACAAGATTATTTTATAATTAATTTTTTAAATAATGATAATTTAATTTCTTGGTCGAGCTACGCTAACCCAGAGGAAGTAAAAAAATATTTGCTCGAACGATTGTCCCACAGAATTGAGAGCAAAAAATTGAAACATGCACCGTGTCACACCGAGATTGTCCTCAACGAACTTCCGAACATTGACTTATATAAAAAGTTTTTTGGGTCTTACTCTAAGGCTTGTGAGGAACTAAAAATAATGCCATTATTTGGCAGAAACATAATGAAAGACTTTTTTAAGAAAGATGATTTTTTTAAAAGTTTAAAAATACTAATCGACACCAGAGAACAGCAACCTCTAGAATTTGATAAGTCTATGACGATGAAACTTGACTTTGGAGACTATACTCTAGGGGCTCCCCATTATGATTATACATATGTAGACAGAAAGAGTGAGACGGATTTTAAGGGTACATTTTCTGCTGGACTAGATAGGTTTAAAAGAGAGCTAGATAGGGCTAAAAATTTCTCATCCTATGTCTTTGTTGTTGTTGAGTCAACGATAGAAGACATTATTAAGAATAATTTAAACAGCCCTTACAAATCAAACCTATCGTATGTATGGCATAATGTTAGAGAGATCTGCCACGAGTATAAAGGTGTATGCCAGTTTGTATTTACGGGAAGCAGAAGGCAGTCAGAAGAAATCATACCTAAAATCTTATTCTATGGTAAAAAACTTTGGGATGTTGATTTACAATACTTTATAGATAAAAAATGACTTGGGAAATAGGAGTTCAGAGATACCAAACCGAATTTGGTAATATTAACGAAGAAATAAAAAAAATCAAAGGATACATGGACGAAGATGAGGCCAAGTATCATTTGTATAAATTTCTTAGGTCTAATGTGACTTTTGCTACTGATTTGATTTCTGGGGTACAACTTTTTCCTTTTCAACATTTAGCCATCAAGGCTATGCTAGAAGCTGATTATTTCTTAGGAATATGGAGTCGTGGTATGTCAAAATCTTTTAGTACTGCTATATATGCATATCTAGATGCCATGTTCAACCAAGGGATTCAGATAGGCATTCTGGCTGCAACATTCAGACAGTCGAAGATGATATTTGAAAAAATAGAGGATATAGCTAAAAAACCTGAGGCTGAGTTCTTGTCGCAATGTATAACTAAAAAATCTAAAAAAAATGATCAGTGGACTCTAGAAATAGGAGACTCTAAAATAATTGCTCTACCATTAGGTGATGGATCAAAACTTCGTGGATTTAGGTTTCATAGAATTATCATTGACGAGTTTCTTTTGATGCCTGAGCATGTATATAACGAGGTTATACTTCCTTTCTTGAGTGTTGTGCAAAATCCTACAGAGAGGGAGAACTATATAAAGATTGAAGATCAGCTTATAGCAAGAGGGGAAATGAGAGAAGAAGATCGAAAAAAATGGCCAAACAATAAACTAATAGCGTTATCTTCCGCAAGCTATAAATTTGAGTACTTATATAAGGTTTATGAAACTTTTGAAGATCTTATCCTTAATGGTAGAGATGAAATGAATAAAGATATGTCAAATAGGTGCATAATGCATTTCAGTTATGATGTAGCACCTAAGGCTCTATACGATCAAAATTTGATTAACCAATCTAAACAAACCATGAGCCAGTCTCAGTTTGATCGAGAGTTCGGTGCAATTTTTACCGACGATAGTTCTGGATTTTTTAAAACTTCTACAATGAAGGCTTGCACTATTCAGGACGGAGAAGAGCCTTCGACAGAAATTTGTGGAGATCGAGATTCTAAATACTTGCTTGCATTTGACCCTAGTTGGGCTGAAAGTGAAAGCTCTGACGACTTCGCAATGCATGTTTTTAAATTAAACGATAATACAAAAAATGGAACATTGGTTCATAGTTATGCTGTCCCTGGTTTAAAAATGAAAGAGCATATTAAGTATTTTCATTATATATTAACCAACTTTAATATTGTAGCTATAGTTGGTGACTACGGTGGTGGTGTTCAGTTTGTGCAGGCTTTAAATGCTAGTGAACTATTTAATAAAAGTAAAATAGAAATAAAAGAAATCACTGCCAACCTCGATGATCAAGAAAACTATCAAGATTGCCTAAGAGAAGCTAGAACCCAATACAATCTAAAAGAAAACCAAATATGTATACTCAGGAAGCCTACCGCAGATTGGATCAGAAGAGCTAATGAGTTGTTGCAGGCAAACTTTGACCATAAAAAAATTTGGTTTGCATCAAGACCTTTAGATAAAGCTTACAATCAGCAGATAAAAAAGAATGTACCTATTGATGACCTTATTTTTATGCCTAACCAATCGGACCTACAAAAGTCAGGAGGAAAGTTATCTGTAATAGATTTCTTAGAGCATCAATATGACATGATTAACTATACTAAAAATCAATGTGCATTAATACAGGTAACTTCCACCCCTCAAGGCACTCAAACCTTTGGGCTACCTTTAAACCTCAGAAGGCAGACAGGCCCTGGCAAAGCGAGAAAAGACTCCTATTCTGCATTGATTCTTGGCAACTGGATGATTAAGACTTATTATGACATGATGAATGTAGAAGAGAACCCTGTTGCATCAACCTTTACTCCAGTTTTTATAAGTTAAAAGTAACTTTTAATTTAACTTTTGACTTTTCTGTGTATAATATATTATGCCTAGAAAATATACGAAGAGATCAGATTACTGGAATAAGTTTAATACTCATGAAAAAAGCCTAGAAGACTTGGCTGAATCAGCAGCTTCTGCTGGCCCAGTTTTTGCAGGAGAAAATTTTTATGTATCCGATGCGGCATACACAAGAAATGTGGGACAAATTCCAGAAAGTGAGTCAACAATGGAAAGATGTGCTAGTAATAGCAGAAAGCCTGTATGCGATAAATACTCTCATATAAAAAATCTAAGCTTACCGTATTCGTATAAGCATAATCACATTTCACCTAGGGAGTCAATCTTGTTATGTCAAAAGGCATATGCTAATGTGCCGATTTTTCGTAATGCTGTAGATGTTATGGCTGAGTTTGCCAACTCCGATATATATCTAGAGGGAGGCTCGGAGAAGGCTCAAAACTTTATTTATAAGTGGCTAGATAAGATACAGTGCTGGAAAATGAAGGATCAATATTTTAGAGAATACTATAGATCTGGAAATGTATTTATATATAAACTAGAAGGTTCTTTTGGGAAAGAAGATGTTTTAAAACTTAATAAAATATATGCTAATTCAAGTTTCGCTAATTCTTCTATACCTATGAGATATGTATTTTTAAACCCTTATGACTTTGTTGCTGACAGGGCTATTACATTTGACTCTAGAAATGGTGTATACCAAAAATTGTTAAGTGAATATGATATAGAGAGGCTTAAGAACCCTAAAACAGAATACGATAGGCAAGTCTATGAATCTCTTCCTCCCGAGGCAAAAGAAAAGATAGCTAAAAAATCTTTTAATAGAGATGGTGTTAAAATAGAGTTAGACCCAGATAAATTAATATACTCTTTTTATAAGAAGCAAGATTATGAACCTTTCGCTACTCCATTCGGTTTTGCAGTCCTTGATGATATAAACTGGAAAATGGAGTTAAAGAAAGTAGATCAGGCTATTAGTAGAACTGTTGAGAATGTTATCTTATTAATAACAATGGGTAACACTCCTGATAAGGGCGGAGTTAATCCTCACAACTTGCAGGCGATGCAGAGCTTATTTATGAATGAAAGTGTGGGCAGAGCTTTAATCGCAGACTACACAACCAAAGCTGATTTTATTATACCAGATTTAAATAAAGTATTAGGACCCGAAAAATACCAAATCGTAAACGAAGACATAAAAGAGGGTTTGCAGAATATCATTGTCGGAAAAGAAAATTATTCAAGCACCCAAATCAAAGCACAGATTTTCCTAGAAAGATTAAAAGAGGCAAGGAATGCATTTATCAGCGATTTCTTACAACCACAAATCAAAGAAATATGTCAATCTGTGGGTCTTAAAAATTTCCCCAAGGCTAAGTTTATTGAGATAGACATTAAAGATGAGGTGCAATTGCAAAGAGTGGCATCCAGGCTAATAGAGATGGGTATTATTACTCCAGAGCAAGGAATGACCGCTATTAAGAAAGGTATTTATCCAAACCCAGAAGATCTTGGTGCAGCACAAGAAAAGCTAGTAGAAGACAGGGAAAAAGGTTATTATGTTCCATTGGCTGCATCTCAACCTATCTTGATGGAAGAAGATCAAGACATGAAAAAAGAGAAGCATGATGCAGAAATAGAAAATATGCAAAGCCCTCCAGCACAACCACAAGCAGCACCCAAAAATAATGTACAACAGGAAAATGGTAGGCCTACTGGCACAAAAACAAAAACAAATAATATAATAGGCTCCGAGCGTTATAGCAGAAAAGATATCCAGTCAACTGTATATGAAATAGAAGATCTATTCAAAAATGCAGAATCTTCAATGAGGAAAAAGACTGGAAAGAAACGATTAAATAAAAATCAAAAAGAATTAATAAGCACACTTATCGAATCAGTAGTTGCATCTACAGAAAAAGAAGAGTGGACTAATACAATAGATAAGTGTATAGACGATTTTAATCATATCGAAAAATTAAATATTTTACCTGATGTATTAGATATCTCTATTAGTCACGAAATAGTGTCTTATCCTGCAGCTATTTTATATCATAGCAAAAACGTCTCAAAAGAATAATAATAAGTGTATTTAACATTTAAATGAAATTACCTTTTAAGTATACTGCATCTTTTGCTAATGACATAGAACTTAAGTCTTTTAATAAAGATTCTATTTCAACAGCATCCTTGGAAGATTTAAAATCAATCATACCTGAAGGAATTGATTTTGAGAAAAATATAGATCTTATTGGAGTTGCATTTAATGCCGCAGTAGCTAATAGGTTTAATAAAAATGGTGACGGTATAGATTCTAAAACAGCTGTTGCAATTAAGGATTATTTTATACATAAGCCTACTAATATAGAACACCAAAGATCTAAAGTAGTTGGCCATATTGTTGGTGCATCTTTTTCTACATACGGAGATAATCAAATTATATCAGACGAAGAAATTGAAAAGTTCGCCACAAATACTAATGCATTTAATATAGCTCTTTCAGCTGTTATATATAAAGGCGTTAATCCTGACTTTGCTGCATTAGTTGAAAAAAGCACCGACGAGTCAAGTGAATTTTACCATAAAGTATCTGCTAGTTGGGAAATCGGATTTAACGATTATGCAATTGCACTAGGAAGTCAAGATCTTGCGAAAGCAGAAATTGTAGAAGACGAAGACTTAAAAGAAGATTTATCAAAACATTTAAAAGCTTATGGTGGTACTGGAAAAACTGATGATGGAACCGAGATATACAGATTAATCAAAGGTGATATCTATCCAATAGGAATTGGTTTTACCGCTAATCCAGCAGCTGCAGTCAAGGGCCTTGTGAGTAGCAAACCCGATCAACAACAACACGAAGATGGTACATTGAGTTCCGAGCATTTTGAAAAAATAAAGATATCTGAAATTAAATGCGAAGAAAAAATTTCCCAAAAAGAAAAAGACAATGTAAATTCTTACAACATTCAAAAACCTAATTCAATTATGGAACAAGAAATTCTCGAACAATTCAAGGAAGTTTTGGAAGCTAACGCCTCCTCTAAGAAGCTATCAGAAGAAGCCGTCGCTAATATGACGAAAATTTTTCATGATGCTATCGTAGAGAAAAGCACACAATGGCAATCCGAAAAAGAAGCAATGGAAACTGAAAAAGACACATTGCAAGAAACAGCTGAATCTCAAGCCAAAGAACTTGAAGAGCTTAAAGTTAAACTTCAGTCAACTGAAGAAGAGCTTGAAACTATCAAGTCAGAAGTGGCTGCTGCAGAAGCTGTAGAACATTTTAACAATCGCATGAGCGAGCTCGACGATACTTTCGAGTTGGAAGATGAAGATCGCCAATTGATTGCAGAAGAACTTAAGGAGCTTGACAGTGAAGAAGCATACGCTACTTACAAAGAAAAGCTTGAAGTTCTCTGGAAGCATAAGACTAAATCTTTCAAGGAAGAGCAAGAAAAAGCTATCCAAGAAAAAATCGAAGCCGCAGTTCAAGAAAGATTGAACAGCGAAGTAAGCTCAGAAACTTCAGAAGAAACACAAACAGAAGAAGAGGTAGTAGAAGAAGCTATTGAAAATGCCGAAGTGGAAGAAGAAGCATTGGCTAACAATAACGGATCAACTACTGAAGAATCACTTTCTATTAGAGAAAAGTTTGCTAAAGCTTTCTCTGAAGATAACGTAACAATTCAATATTAAAACGAGGAACTAAAACATGGCACTCAGAATCTTACCATTCAGGCAATATAACGAACATAATGTCGTAAACTTGTATGCTCTTGACGGCGCGGAAACCATTCCTGGTGACCTTGCTACAGAGGGCGCGGGTGATGCAGGCATTCTTGTAAAAATCAAAGCAGGTGATTTCGACAAAGGAATCGAATACACATCTGATACTTATCTCGGAAAAACTGATTACCCTCATATCGGGGGAAACGGTTATCCTAAAGTAACAGGCATGACTTTCGAGCCTACAGACGACGGAGACTCAACTGGTCTTCTAGGAGTCACACTTAGACAAACCGCAACGCACGACGAAAACGGAGAAAAACTTCTCTACTATCGCCAAAAGGCTATTGAGCATCAGGCTGTACTTCCAGGTGAAGTCGTTCCTGTTCTTACTGCTGGTCTTGTGACTCTTGCAGCGACAGCATTCGACGGTACTCCACAAATTGGAGATACATTAGGAGCTGGAGCTAACGGAACACTTAAAGTCGGCGGAACTGGAGTAGGCCGAGTTCTTGCAGTCGGATCTCGTACAGCAGGTAATACCCCTGACCAGTTCGCTGGTTCAGGTACTGCCAAGTATGCTCTCGTTAAAATCGAACTTTAATTCACAGAGAGGACACATATTATCATGAAGATCACACTCAAAAAGACAGAAGAGCAAGTAGAACTAGTAAAGGCTATGGCCTCTCGCAATCGTGATGTTGC